TCACCGGCTTCTGCGGCGTCATGATGCTGTTCGCGGTGAGCGACATGCGAGGCTCCTAGAGGGCCGTGGCGAGGGCGACTTGCACGCCCAGGATGTTGCGGGCGTAGTCGGACAGGTCGGTCGTCGCAGGCTGCTTCCAGAGGACGTTGGTCCCGTCGTTCCAGAGGAACTTGCCGGCGTTGCCGAGCGGGCTGGGAACGGCGCCGGCAGAGGCGCTGAAGGCCTGGATGTACTGCTTGAGGTCCAGGCCGCCGAAGTTCAGGGTGTTGACGTTCGAGCCGTCGCAGAAGACGACAGTCTTGTCCCCGGCGTCGATCAGCACCGTCGCGCCCGCGCCCGTGGTGACGGTGACGGCCTTCCCGGTGGCGTTCTGGACGAAGTAGTTCTTGCTGACGCTGGGGATGATCAGGTTGAAGTTGGCTGCGGGCGTCCCCGTCAGCTTGATCATCGCCGCGCGGGCCTGATCGTCGCCAGCATTGGCCGTGGTGAGCGTCGTATCGCCCGTGACGGAGAGCGGCAGCCAGCCGGCGATGGCGTAATCGACGTGTTGGAGGACGGCGTTGAGCTTGTCGCCCCAGAGGTTGATATTCTCCCCGGTGAACTGGAGCTCGAACCGGAGCGACGCTGACCATGAGCTCGGCATCAGACGATCACTCCGTTGGTGTCGGCGCGCCGCCAGTGGGTCCCGTCGCAGTAGGCGAGCGCGGGAAGATCGGAGAGGATGACGAGCGACGGCTGGTAATTGGCCGGGGGCGGAAGGCTCGCCGTCGTGGTCATGAGCAACGGCCAGGGCGCGCCGCCGGAAAACGCAGAGCGCAACGCGTCCTCATGGCTCTTCAGGACGGTCGCGGCGCCTGAGTCTTTGATCCCCGGTCCGACCGGAACGAGAGTGCGCCCGCTCATCGGTCGGTGCTGATGCTGTAGACGCCGCGGCGACCGCCAAGGCGCTGAAGCTGGCCGGCCTCGGTCACCAGGTTCTGCGGCGCACGGCTCCTGGCGTCCTTGCCGTTCAGCTCGGCGATGGCGCGGCTCAACTTCTGCTCGTAGGCGGCCGCCAGGTCGGCATCGCGCAGGAACGGCCCCGCCTCGGCCAGCACGGCGAACAGGTAGACATCCGGCGCGTCGGCGAGCAGGGCGTTCGTCGGCGACGCGTTCGACAGGGCGTAGGCCGTCAGACACCGCAGCGTCAGCGCATAGGCCTGATCCAGCGGGCGTTCGAAGGCGAGGTTCGTCCCGTCGATCGTCCAGTTGAATGGCTGGCCCGGGGCGACGGTCGTATAGGCGTCCATCTTCGCCGGATCGACGAAGTTGAGCTCATAGCGCCGCGCCGAGCCGGGGATCGTGATCCAGCACGTCAGGGCTTCGCTGTAGGCCGCCGGCAGGGTGACGAACCGGCTGTTCGGCACGCCCGTGAGGCTGATGTCCGCCTCGGCCTGGCGCTTGCGGACCACCCGGTTCAGCCGCGCCTCGGCGAGCGAGATGAACTCGGGGATGCGCGCGGTCAGGTCGGCGCGCACCAGCCAGTTGGCGGCGGCGGCCTGAAGCTCGCTATAGCTGGTGATCGCCATGGGCGCGCCTCAGACGCTCTCGCGGCTCAAGCGTCGGCCTGAGCCTTGCCCTTCGCGGGCTTGGCGTCGGCCGCGGCCTGTTGCGCGGTCGCGAGGTCTGCCGTCAGGCGTTCGATGGTCGCCTTGGCCTCGGCGAGATCGGCTTCGGCCTTCTCGGCGCGCTGGGTGAGACCGGTGGCATTGGCGAGCGCTTGGTCGCGCTCGGCCATGTAGCCGTGAGCCGCCTGCTCCGCCGTGTCCTTGGCCGCCTCGGCCGCGATGCGCGCCTGCTCGGCCTCGTCCAGCTTCTGGGCGGCCTCGTCGCGCCCTTGAGATGCGGCGTCCGCCGACCCCAGCGCCTTGGCGAGTTGCCGTTGAAGGTCTTCGATCTGGTCCTGGGCGGTGATCAGATCCTTCACGGCCTGGGCGGTTGTCTTGCCGCCGGCGACTTCACCGCCCGGCTTGTCGGACCAGGCATCGCCGGGCCACGCCTCGCCCTTCAGGAAGACGCGGCCCTCGGGCTCGGCGGCGCAATAGAGCTTGGTGTCGGACTGGAGGACGGACGGTCGCATGAGGTCTCTCGCGTTGGGCGGCGCTAGGCCGCGGATTGGGTGAGCCGCCCGACGGCGGGGTCGAGGTCGCCGCCGGGTTGGCGGCGCATGAACCGGTCGAAGTTGCCCGGATAGGCAGCCGTCTCGCTGTGGTGGGTCAGGTCGAGGTCCGGGAGCAGCCAGATTTCGCCGCCCATCGCCCGCCAGCGGCGGCAAAACGCCATGTCCTCGCCGTACCAGACGCCTTCGTGGGCGCCGTGGTTGAAGAGGTCGATGCTGGGATGGAAGGGCGGCCCGAACACCAGTTCCGGGTAGGCCCGCATGAACTGGGCGACCCCCGCCGCCGTGATCTTCAGGAAGCCGGCCGGGACGCTATGGGCGCTGGCGCAGCCGTCCGCTCGGCGGACGTGGCCGAAGCCGTCGGGCGCACACAGAAGCGCGCCCATGTACTCCTCTTCCGCCTTCTTGTACCGGTAGGTCCCGGCCACGACGTCGCCCTGCGTCTGGACCAAGCGCACGAGGTCCGTGGGCGTGAACGACACGTCATGGTCGATGAACACGATGTCGTCGGCGCCAGCATCCAGCGCGGCCCGCAGAAGGTCGGCCCGCGCATGGCTGATATAGGGGCAACCCGCCCGAACGCCTGTCCGGTGATCGATTCCCGCCGCCTCCAGCGCCGGCGCAGCGGCTTCGAGCGCAGCGACCATGGCGGGATGAGGCCGGATGAGGGTCGGCGTGCAGATGACGAGTTTGCGCCGACCCTCGGTCACGGTTAGGCCGAGCCCTTCCAGGCCCCGATGGCCGTCAGGGTGTTCATGATCTCAATGATCGCGGCCTTGGTCTGGGTATCGATCGCCGTCGAGGAAGCGGTCGAAAGCAGGGACGTCGCCTGCGCAGCGCCGGAGCGCTGGACAATGGGCGTCGCGCCCCAGAGGGAGACCTTGTCGGAGACGGACTGGCCGAGGCGGTTGCCGTCGGGGTTCGCGTCGGAGACTTCGCGCACAGCCATGGGCTGGGCTCCTTTCATGAAGAAGTGGGCTGGCGCAGAGCCAGCCCGTCAGGTTGGGGAGATCAGCCGGCCTAGTTGTTGGCGATGCGCACCGCGAGCTGCGGCCGGATCGTCTTGTAGCCGTAGAGGACATCGAGGCGGCTCAGGAACAGGCCGTTGATGATGTCGAAGCCGCGGACGAAGCGCATCGAGATGCCGTCGAACTCCTCGCGGGCCGCCATGTCCATGCCCTTCGGCACAGGCAGGTCGGCGGTCGCGAAGGCGAAGGCGCCCTTCTGGAAGGCCAGCGAGACGCCGTGCGCCGTCGAGACCGTGCCGGCGAACGACAGGGCCGAGGTCGAGCCGCCGGAGACCACGGTCACGTTCTGGCGGGCGCCGGAGGTGACGATGGACGGCGTGATCGACACCGAGCCCGCGCCGCCGGCGTAGTCGGCCGCCACCGCGAACTGATGCAGCACGCCCGTGGAGAGCTTCGTCTCCGGGTGGACGCGATAGACCGTCGCGATGGTGAAGACATCGCCCTTGTTCATCGCGCCCGAGCCCGAGGCCACGGTGATCGCCGTCAGCGCGGTCGCGGAGACCGGCATCTGCGAGGTCGTGGTGTCGGTCGTGTACGACGTGTTGCCGGCGCCGCGGGTGTGCTGCGGGATCAGCGTGTTCTCGTAGAAGTCGAAGCTGGCCGTGCGGCCCAGGACGCCTTCCTTGTTCTGCTTGCTGATCGTGGTCTGGTCGTTGAAGAGGCCCTTCAGCGAGTCGACCATGTCCACGTTGTCCTGGGTGTTCAGGATCACCGTGCGGTCGTTCAGGGGGGTCAGGGAGTCGACCAGAATCTTGCGGCCTTGCAGGAACTTGCTGAAGGCGGCCGCGGAGCCCTGGTTGTTCACCTGCTGGTAGACGTCCTTGTACATCGAAAGCGCGTCGGCCTCGATGTTGGCCGCCAGCACCGACATCGCCGGCTCGATGAACCGCTCGGAGAAGTCGTCGATGCTCAAGGTCAGCTCGGCGTCGGTCACCTCCAGGTCCACGCCTTTCTGGCTTTGGATCTTGAGGTCGACGCTGGTTTCGGCGGTGTTCTGGACCTGCATCACCGAGCCGGAGCGGACGGTGTACTGGTTGGGCAGGCGCACCTTCAGGGTATCGCCGATCTTGGCGCCCTTCTTGGCGAAGCTGTCATCGTAGTCGCGCGTGATCGAGCCCACGAAGTTCAGCTTCTGGTGCAGGATACGCAGGGCCTCCCGCGTCACCGCGGTCGGAGTGAGGATCGTATTGGGCATGTCGATGGGTCCTTCTGGCCGGCGTGACCGGCGCTGGGAGGGGCGGCGTCATCTCGACGCTGCTGTTGCGGGGAACCGCCTCAGGCGCGCTTGGCGACCTGGGCGTTGCGCCGGCGCATCCATTCCTTGGTCCCCAGATCGTCCCGAACGCGGGCGGGCTGTGCATTGCCCTTCGGCGTCTCCGCGGGACGGCTCTGCTGAGCCTTCAGGTTGGCGTCGGCGGTCTCTTTCTGTCCGAGGGCCTTGCGCAGCTTGGCCACTTCGAGGTCGGCCAGCCGAAGCCGGTCGGCCATCATCCACGTGCGCGGATCGGTGACCTGCGAGAGCTCGTCGGGCCCAAGCCCGTACTCCTGCACAGCCCACGACGCCGTGTCGGCGAAGCGTTGTTCGTCCCAGCCCTGGGCCTTCAGGAACGCGCCCGTCTCCTGGCGCGCAGCGGCGAGGGCTTCGTCAGCCTTCGTCCTCTGCTCCGCCAAACGGGCCTCTTCCTTGGCCGTCAGGTCCGATTTCGCCGCGTCGAGGGCGCGTTGGCCGTCCTGGGCGGACTGCAAGGCGTCGTCGTAGGCGCGGCGGTACTGCTTGAAAGTCACGACCTCCGGCGCATCGTCCGGCAGGCTCGCGATGTTGTTGCGCCATGCCGCCCAGTCGATCGACCGGAGCGTCATGCCGCGATTGTCGAGCGGCTGGTCGAGGGCGGCGTTGGCCTGGGCCACGTCGCGCTCGAGGAAGGCGACCTTGCGGTGCTCCTCGGGCAGCGCGGCGCGGCTCTCCTCGATCTGGGTCCGCAGCGTCGCGAGCTCGTCGCGCGCCTTGTTGATCTCCGCTTTGCCGGCGGTGTAGTCGCCGTAGCGCATGAAGGCGTCCTTCATGGCCGGCGGCACGCGAACCTTCACCCCCTCGTGCTCGATCTCCACGAGGCCGTCTTCGCCCTGATCGCGGCGGATTTTGTCGGCGCCCTCGGCCGCTGTCTCGGTATCCTCGCCACCCTCTCCGGGCTCATTGCCCTCGGCGTCCTCAGACGGCGCTTCGGCGCGATCCCAGGCCTCGGTGGAGAGGTCTTCGTCTTGGCTGGCGCTGGCGTTGTTGCCGGCGCCGCTCTGGTCTGTTGGCTGGGCGACGCGCAGGGCGTCGTCAGCCGAACCTTCGGCGGCTTCGGGGGGCATGAGGTCTCTTCGGATGTGGGCCGCTGGGCCCGTTGAGCCGTCAGCGACGGCGAAAGGGGTCGGGCTGGCGAGGATTGGCGGCTGAAACCGTGGCCGAGACCACGCCCGCGCACCGCCTTGACGCCCGAGGGCGCATCGTCACCGGTTTAATCGGAGCCCCGCCCGTGGGCCGCTCCTGGGAAGCGCGGGGATGGAACCTAGGCGGCCATCGGCGGCGCACCGCCCTGGCTCGGATCGTTCGTCGGCTGCGGCAGGCGCGACATCAGCGCCGTCATCAGCTGTTGCGGATCGCCCCCGTTCATCGCGCCTTCGATGATGTCGGGGTTGGAGAGGATGTGGATCATGGCCTGGGCGATGGGCCCCTGGACCGTTGCGGCGTCGTAGGGCGCCCCGTTCTTGCCCACGAAGGCCGCGAGGCGTTTGGTCTCGGCGTCGTAGGCGGCGATGGCGTTCTTGTCGGCCGCGACGGAGTGGTCCATCTCCATCTCGACGATCTTGGCCTTGGCCGCCCCGAGCGCCTGGCTGAGCTGGCTGATCGTGGCCTGGGCCTGGGCCTTGAGCTGCTCGACTTCCGGGTTCTGGCCTTGCAGGACGGCCGGGAGCATCTTGCGCGCCCGATCCGCGATCTGGTCGGCGCCGGGCCAGTCCAGGTTCTCGGCCAGGAGGTCGAGGACGAACGGAGCCGCCGCGGGATAGGAGCGGATCAGCTCCAGCATTTGGTCGGCGGCTTGCTCGCGCTGC